AAGGTAATGCTAATCAAGGATTTAAAATATATAATGGAACAGGTACACTTGCTTCGCCAACTTGGACCGCTGGTATGGATTTTTATGATGGAGGTAGACTGCACCCTTATGGTGGTGTATTTTTAGGAAGTTCTAATAATAATCAATTATTAAGTTATTATAAAACAGATACTTGGGCGCCTCAAATATATTATCAAAATGCAACTGACCAAGCTAACGCAACTAATTCAACTCAAACAGGTATTTATACTAAAATTGGTAATGTTTGTACGGTTCAATTTAGATTAATTTGGAATCAAAGTGGAACCCCTGCTGTAGATAATATTGGAATAAAAAACCTTCCTTTTGGAGGCAACACCACACAAGCTTTCGCTGAAGTTCCTTGTAGTTTAATAGGATATACAGGCGGCCCTTCTCCTAGAGGTAATTTAACTTTAACTTTACCAGGATCTAACCTAACTTTAGCTTTATTTAATGATACTAACAATACTGGAAACATGGGTAATGCAATTGGAAGTGGAACAAAAGAAATTAGATTTTCATTTACATATTTAACAAATTAAATGGCAATATTATCTAATGCAAATTTTACTATCTTTGTAAAAAATTAAATTATGGCAATATTATATAAGTGGACAATCAATCAATTAAACGCAAAGATTGAATCAGACGGACAAGACAATGTTATTTATAACATTCATTATACTTATACAGGTATTGATGAGGATGAGCAACAATATCAAGCATCAACTATTGGTGTATACAGTGTAACTTATGTTCCTGGCACTCCATTTATTCCTTGGGTAGATGACCAAGCGTTTGAAAATGTAGTCATTGGATGGTTAGAAGATGGATTAGATACAGCTGTAATGAGAGACAATATAGGTAAACAAATAGCTCTAGAAAAAAATCCAGTAGACGAGGATTTATATTTCACATGGAATAACCCAACGCCTATTCCACCCGTAGAAGAATAATAATATTTTACTATCTTTACAACTTAAAATTAATCTTTAAAATAAATAAAAATGAGTCAAATTAAATTAACTGAAGAAGAACTAAAAAGAATTCAAGATTTAAACCAAGAGTTTACAAAAGCTAAGCTTGAAATTGCCGATAATGTTTTAAGACAACAAGCTTCACTAAAACAGCTAGATGACCTTAGAGCCGCTTTTGGTGTAGAAGAAAAAAAATTATCTGAAACTTACGGACAAGACGCTATCATTGATTTAGCAACAGGAGTTGTTACTAAAAAAGAAGCAGAAGTCGTTGAGGCTGAAGAAGTGAAATAAATATAATATGGCTAGAATAAGTAACACGGCTGCGTATGCCAATATCAATCCTGTTTTAACAGACTACTTTGTATTAACAGACAAGGCTAATAACCTTGCGACTAAAACATGTACACTACAGTCTCTACAAACATTATTTGGTTTAGGAGATTCGCAACTTAGTGTTAGTGTTCCAGCAGCTTCATTACATTATTTACTTACAACTCCTTATGAGTTAATTGCATCACCTGGCGCAGGATATGTTTTGGTTATAAAAGAAATAGTGTGTTTTATGGATGCAGGGCCGACTCCTTTTGATTTTGCAAACGGAGCTATTCCAAAATTAGGAACTGTTGATTTTAATACCATTCCACAAGCAACTTTAAATTCTGCAACAGATACTGTGTTTAATGTAGGAACAAAAGATAATGTTACACTGCCAGCTAGTACACCGTTAACTTTAACATCAGTTGCTAATACCGCAACGACTAATGGAAACGGTACTTTATATTTTAATATAACATATCAGACACTTAAATTAGCGTCTACATTTTAATTAAATGGATATTAGAAAGATTTCAATAGGAGCAGACTATAAGTCTGGAGCCATGCATTATATAGTAGGGCAAGATGTTTTAGGTGGTTCCTATTTTATTCATTTAATTCAGCACGATCCTTTATCAAAATCTTATAAAATCTGGATAGAGAAAAACAAAGAAGTGGTTATATGGAAAGAGTTTAAAACAACTCTTCCTATCTCTCTTGAATATAATATAAACTTCTAATGCAGTCTCCATATTCTTTTATTGTACGTCCTTTGAAAGGTAAAAGGTATGACAATACAAAAGAAATAGGTGGCTTAGATTTTATAGTTAGCACATCAAAAGAAGACCATAAAGCATCGAACAGGTTTGGACAAGTAATATCTACACCGTTATCTTATAAGGGTGATGTAAATATTGGAGATATATTACTTGTACATCATAATGTATTTAAATTTTACTACGATATGCAGGGAAGAGAAAAAAGTGGTAAAAGCTTTTTTATGGAAGATATGTTTTTAGTAGATGAAGATCAGTTTTTTTTATACTATCAAAACGAAAAGTGGATAGCTCATTCTAAATATTGTTTTATAAAACCTGTAAAAGCAAAAGAATCTTTTTTAGGTAAAACAGGAAAAGAAGAACCTTTGGTGGGTACAGTAAAGTACATTAATAAGGAGCTTATTAATTTAGGAGTAAAAGAAGGAGATGAAATATCTTACACTCCAGATAGTGATTATGAGTTTGTAATAAACGATGAGAAATTATATCGTATGTATACCGAAAATATTACAATGATTTTATAATGGATATAAAACAAATAAAGTTAGAAATAATAAAGGCTGGAGAAAGGGCAGTTATTCAGTTAATTAAAGTTGCTAAAGAAGATATAATTAAATACGATGCTGAAGATGAGTTAGCAGCTGATAGATTAAAAAATGCAGCAGCAACAAAAAAGCTAGCTATATTTGATGCGTTTGAAATATTAAAAAGAATTGAAGAGGAAAAACAAATGTTAGAAGGAACGGACATAGTTAAAAACAACACCCCTAAAGGATTTGCAGAATCAAGATCAAAATAAATTATTTTTCTCACTATATAATATAGTGCCTAAAAACGTATTGTCAACAAAAAACAAAGCTAAGAGTTGGCAGTATGGTTACAACGAAAAGTATGATATTGTTGTTATATCTCGTTCAGGTCAAATTCAAGACATTATAAATATAAGTGGTTTAAATATAGCTCTTCCAAAACCACCAATTAAATTATACCAGCGTTCAAAAAATAAAGAAGAACAATACTGGGAGCCACACGAGTTACCAAAAGAATTAAAACGTATACAATCGATATTTCATTGGCATGATGCGCCGCCTCAGTTTAAAAACACCTGGGTTGATTATATTGAAAGTGAGTTTGATAAAAGAGAAGAAGGTTTTTGGTTTATAAATAATGGCATTCCTACATACATTACAGGAACACATTATATGTATTTACAGTGGACAAAGATTGATGTTGGTCATCCTGATTTTAGAGAAGCCAATAGATTGTTTTATATATTTTGGGAAGCGTGTAAAGCGGATAAAAGAAGTTTTGGAATGTGTTATTTAAAAATAAGACGTTCAGGTTTTTCGTTTATGAGCTCGTGCGAGGGTGTGAATACAGCTACAATAACAAAAGATTCTAGAATTGGCATACTATCTAAAACTGGTGCAGATGCAAAAAAAATGTTTACTGACAAAATAGTTCCTATATCCAATAATTATCCTTTCTTTTTTAAACCTATTCAAGATGGTATGGATAAACCTAAAACAGAATTAGCTTATAGGGTTCCAGCTTCTAAGATTACTAAAAAAAATATGTATGTATTAGATGATCAAGAGCTTGAAGGATTAGACACAACTATTGACTGGAAGAATACATCTGACAACAGTTATGATGGTGAAAAACTACAGTTATTGGTTCACGATGAAAGTGGTAAATGGGAGCGTCCTGAAAATATACTTAATAACTGGAGGGTAACTAAAACATGTTTACGTTTAGGTAGTAGAGTTATAGGAAAATGTATGATGGGCTCAACATCAAACGCACTAGATAAGGGAGGTAGAAATTTTAAAGATTTATTTGAGTCATCTGATTGTAAAAACAGAAACTCTAATGGTCAAACTAAAAGTGGGTTATATAATTTGTTTATTCCAATGGAGTGGAATATGGAAGGGTTTATAGATATTTATGGTATGCCTGTTTTTAATAATCCTACAAAAAAAATAGTTGGCATAGATAAAGAAACAATTACACAAGGTGCATTAGATTATTGGCAGAACGAGGTGGATTCATTAGCTTCAGATCCAGACGCTTTGAATGAATTTTACAGACAATTTCCAAGAACAGAGTCACATGCTTTTAGAGATGAAAGTAAACAGTCTTTGTTTAATTTAACAAAAATATATCAACAGATTGATTACAATGATTCTTTAAATATTCATCATCATGTTACTCAAGGAGGTTTCCATTGGAAGGACGGTATTAAAGATAGTAAGGTAATATGGACTCCAAATAAAAGAGGAAGATTTTTTGTAACTTACATACCTAAAGCTACGCTTCAAAATAATGTTATAATTAAGAACGGTAAAAAATATCCAGGGAATGAACACATAGGTTCTTTTGGATGTGATTCTTATGATATATCTGGTGTTGTTGTGGGTAAAGGTTCTAACGGAGCTTTACATGGAATGACAAAGTTTAGTATGGATGATGCGCCTAGCAATCATATATTTTTAGAATATATCGCTAGACCTCAAACTGCTGAAATATTTTTTGAAGAAGTTTTGATGGCATGTATATTTTATGGTATGCCTATTTTATGTGAGAATAATAAACCTCGTTTATTGTATCATTTTAAAAATAGAGGATATCGAGGATATAGTTTAAACCGACCAGACAAGTCTTATAATAAGTTGTCTAAAACAGAAAGAGAATTAGGGGGTATCCCTAACACTTCTGAAGATGTAAAACAATCACACGCCTCAGCTATTGAGTCGTATATTGAAAAACATATAGGTTTAGATTTAGAAGGTAGCTATAGAGATAAAGACGATATGGGTAGTATGTATTTTCAAAGAACGCTAGAAGATTGGGCTAAGTTTGATATTTCAAACCGAACTAAGTTTGATGCGGCTATAAGTTCAGGATTAGCAATTATGGCTAATCAAAAGCACCTATACACACCTGTACAAAAACAATCAAAAATAAGCATTAACTTTGCAAGATATAATAACAAAAACTCAGTAAGCCAATTACTTAATAGATGAAAAAAGTAGACATAAATATTCAGGCTGCTGCATTCCCAGATCAATTTGTTTCTGATGCTACTAAAGACACTATGGAGTATGGTTTACAGATAGGTCAAGCGATACAATACGAATGGTTTAGAAGAGATAATGGCTCTTGTAGATTTTATGATCAATGGGGTGAATTTATGCGTTTAAGATTATACGCTAGAGGAGAGCAGTCAATAGCCAAGTACAAAAATGAATTAGCAATAGATGGTGATTTGAGCTATCTTAATTTAGATTGGACACCCGTCCCTATTATACCAAAGTTTGTAGACATCGTAGTTAACGGAATGTCTGACAGACTTTTTAAAGTTAAAGCTTATGCTGAAGACGCTATGTCTGCCGAAAAAAGAAATGAATTCCAAGAAATGATTGAAGCTGATATGTTAGCCAAACCTATTTTGGAACAAATGCAACAAGATTTTCAAGTAAATTTATTTACAGCAAATCAAGATGAAATTCCTGAAAGTGATGAGGAGTTAGAGCTTTATATGCAAATGAAATATAAGCCAGCAATAGAAATTGCTGAAGAAGAAGCTATTAATACATTGTTTGCAGAAAATCATTATAATGACACTAGAAGTAGAGTAGATTATGATTTAACAACTATAGGGCTAGGAATTACTAAACATGAATTTCTGTTAGGTCAAGGTGTAAAAATTGATTATGTAGATCCTGCTAATGTTGTTTATAGCTACACTGAAGACCCTTATTTTAAAGACTGTTTTTATTGGGGAGAAATTAAAACTGTTCCTATGACGGAGTTAATTAAAATAGACCCTACTTTAACAAATGAAGATTTAGAAGAAATAGCTCAATCTAGTCAATCATGGTATAATTATTTTAATACCGCTCAGTTTTATGAAAACAGTATGTTTTATAGAGATACTGCAACTTTAATGTATTTTAATTACAAAACTACACATTCGTTTGTTTACAAAAGAAAAAAACTTTCAGATGGTACATATAAAACTGTAGAAAAAGATGATCAATTTAATCCTCCACTTGAAATGATGGAAGAAGGTAAATTTGAAAAAATAACAAAAAAAATAGATGTATGGTATGATGGCGTAATGGTTATGGGAACCAACATGTTGTTAAAATGGGAGATGGCAGAAAATATGGTAAGGCCTAAATCGTCTAATCAATTTGCAATGCCTAACTATGTGGCATGTGCGCCTAGAATGTATAAAGGTCAATTAGAGTCTTTAGTTAAAAGAATGATTCCTTTTGCAGATTTAATACAAATGACTCATTTAAAAATACAACAAGTTGTTTCAAGAGTTGTGCCAGACGGTGTGTTTATTGATGCAGATGGATTAAATGAAGTAGATTTAGGAACTGGAAATGCTTACAATCCCGAAGACGCTTTACGATTGTATTTTCAAACAGGTAGTGTGGTAGGTCGAAGTTTTACTCAAGACGGAGAATTTAATAATGCTAAAGTTCCTATCACACAACTTACTTCAAATAGTGGGGCAAGCAAACTTCAAATGTTAATTGCAAATTATAATCATTACTTAGATATGATTAGGCAAGTAACAGGATTAAATGAAGCAAGAGACGGGTCTACACCAGATCCCAATTCGCTTGTAGGAGTTCAAAAACTTGCTGCGTTAAATTCTAATACAGCTACAAGACATATATTGCAAAGTAGTTTGTATATAACTAGAACTATAGCTGAATGTTTATCTATACGAACAGCTGATATTTTAGAATATTCAGATTTTGCCGATGAGTTTGTAATGCAGATAGGCAAATATAACGCTAGGATTTTAGAAGACATAAAAGATTTATATATTTATGATTTTGGTATATTTATTGAAATGGCTCCTGATGAAGAAGAAAAAGCTATGTTAGAACAAAATATTCAAATGGCTTTATCTAAAGAAAACATTAGCTTAGAAGATGCTATAGATATTAGAGAAATTAATAATCTTAAAATGGCTAATCAACTTTTAAAGGTTAAAAGAAAACAAAAACAAGAAAACGAGCAAGCACAAAAACAACAAGAACAACAAATGCAAGCGCAAATGCAAATGCAAGCGCAACAAGCTCAAGCTCAAATGGAAGCTCAAAAAATTCAAATGGAGTCGCAAGCTAAAATTCAATACAGACAAGCTGATGTAGCTTTTGAAATTGAAAAACTTAAAAATGAAGCTGAATTAAAAAGACAATTAATGCAAACAGAGTTTGAGTTCCAAATGCAAATAAAAGGAATGGAACAGCAGGGTTTACAAAATAGAGAAAATGAAAAAGAAAGCGCAAAAAATAATAGGATAAGTCAACAGTCAACTCAAACTTCTAAAATGATTGAACAAAAGAAAAGAGATTTACCAGCAATTAATTTTGAATCTAATGAAGATAGTTTAGATGGTTTTGATTTAGCTGAATTTGAGCCTAGATAATGTTTGATAATTTTAGTATACAAAAATATAAAAGTTTAAAACATCCACCTAGTTCATCTTTAAAAACACTGAGTGAAATTAAATTTTTAAACTCTAAACAAATAAATTCAGGCTTTGCACAAAAGTATGATAATATTGAAAGGGTGTTTAAAGATTTGTTTAATAATAAATCCAGGAAATATCCATCTGAGCTTGTAGCTAACTTAATTAAAGAAAGCTCAAAGCCTATTTTAAAAATAAAAAACTACCATAATAGAGAAAGGCCTAATGTTGTAGCAAAAAAATATGGTATAAATTTGCCTTATATAAAAATGTCCTCAGCTCAAACTCCTTCATTTCCATCAGGACATTCAGCGCAAGCTTTTTTAATAAAAGAAGTTTTGACTGATATGTATCCTGAAATGAATCCTTTATTTGTTAAGGCAGCGGATAATATTTCGAAAAGTAGGATTATTGCAAACGTACATTATAATTCTG